TTTCAGGGCAAGAATGAGTGCATACACAAGCGGAGATGCAGTTGTTACCGCATCATTGGCAAGGTCAAATAAATAATGAAAGCGAACCCAAAGTACGGAACTATGAAATCAACAACGAAACCTGTTTGGGATACAAAAAATCCTAAAAAGAAATCAACTCCATTAACTCCTGCTCAAAAAGCAAAGGCTAAAGCATCAGCGGAAGCCGCTGGTCGCCCATACCCAAACCTGATTGACAATATGAAAGTTGCAAAGAAGAAGAAAAAATAATGCCCAAAACACCAGCATGGCAACGCAAAGAAGGCAAAAACCCTAAAGGCGGTTTGAACGCTAAGGGTCGTGCGTCGTACAAGGCTGAAACGGGTGGCACATTGAAACCGCCTGTGTCAGCAAAACAGGCAAAGAAATCACCCAAAGATGCGGCTCGTCGTAAATCTTTTTGCGCAAGAATGTCAGGTATGCCAGGTCCGATGAAAGATTCAAAAGGCAAACCTACCCGTAAATCATTGGCTCTAAAGAAGTGGGACTGTTAATGGCTCGTCAATCAAATGCGGACAAACTTTCTAACTATAGGAAGCGTGTTGACTATTCAAAAAAGTGGCGTCAAAGTGAAAACTATGACCAACTTTGGCAACGAATGATCAATCTTTACCGTGGTCGTCAGTATCGCGGTCAAGCAGTCGGTGATCGTCTTCTTGTAAACATTGCGTTTTCCACAATCAACACTCTTGCGCCGTCTGTTGCTATTGGTCGCCCTAAAATTAATGTTAATCCTCGCAAACCCGAGGATGGCGATAAGGCTGTTGTTACTGAATCAATTATTAACTATTGGTGGCAACATTACGAATGTCAAGCAGAATTCCAACGGGCTGTAAAAGATTATTTGATTCTTGGTCATGGTTGGGTGAAAACTGGTTACCGTTTCGTTGAGGAATCAAAGGCTGATGATGTTCAAGATACAGCCGATGAGATGGCTGATCCAAAGAAAACAACAGACGATGTTGAATCAGATTTTGTTATCAGAGAGGATCGCCCATTCTTGGAGCGTGTTGATCCTTTTGAAATGTTTGTTGACCCTGATTCTACTTGCATGGAAGATATGCGTTGGATTTGTCAACGCACTCGTCGCCCTTTGAAGGATGCAAAGAATGATCAACGATACGATTATTCTGCTCGTAAAGATTTGTCACCTTCTTCTTTCAAAAAGTATGGTGATGCGACAGTAAACAGTACTTATAACGCCATGGACGCAGATGACGCCTATTGTGACATTTTTGAGTTCTATGACATTGATACTGGTGAGATGTGTGTGTTCTCTGATAGTGGTGCAGATAAGTTCCTTATCAAACCAGTGAAGATGCCATATGTGTTTGGTCATCCATTCTTCATGTTGCGGAACTATGACATTCCTAACTTCTTTTACCCAATGGGTGAACTTGAGGCTATTGAGCCGTTGCAGTTGGAGTTGAACGAAACTCGTACGCAAATGATGAACCACCGTAAGCGTTACAGCCGTAAATGGTTGTTCAACGAATCAGCGTTTGATGACTTCGGTAGGCAGATGTTGGCTTCTGACGACGACAATGTGATTGTTCCTGTTAAGGGTTCAGAGAACTTGGCGAATGTCGTTGTTCCAATGCCTGCATTGATTAACCCACCTGAGTTCTACAACCAGTCCAATTTGATTCAGAACGACATTGACCGTGTGTCAGGTGTCTCTGAGTATCAGCGTGGCGCTATCCCTGAGACAACGAGAACTGCTCGTGAGGCTTCTATTATTGCTGAGGCAGGAAACGCTCGTGTTGCTGAGAAACTTGTTGGTATTGAGAACGCTATTGCTCGTTGTGCTTCTAACTTGATTATGTTGGCACAACAATACTTGACAGGTGAGCAAACTGTTCGTATCGTGGGCACCGAAGCGGCACCTGTTTGGTTGACTTTTGACAAGGATTACATCCAAGGTGAGTTTGATTTTACGGTGGAAGCAGGTTCTACTGCTCCTCGTAATGAGGCTTTCCGTCGCGATATGGCTTTGCAGATCGTTTCAGCGTTGCAACCGTTTGCTCAGGCTGGTCTTGTCAATATGTCAAGGTTGGCTGAGTATGTGCTTGGAACAGGTTTCGGGGTTAAAGACCCACAGTCGTTCTTGGTTCAACAACCTCAAGGTGAAGCACCTATGCAACCTGAGGGTATGCCACCTGAGGGAATGCCACCTGAAGGTATGCCTCCTGAGGGTATGGGCGCTGAAGGTATGCCACCTGAGTTGCTTGCCATGTTGCAGAGCCAAGGTGCTCCACAAGCACCACCAGCAGGGTTGGAAGGTCTTCCACCTGAGGTTTTACAGCAGTTGTTAGGTCAATAACAATCAACGATGTAATAAAAAATATTACTATATAGGGGATAATAATTCCCGAGGAACAACCTAGAAGGACGGACTCCTATGTCAGATGAAAATATTGCTAGTGCAGTTGACGAGGTCGTGACCCCCGATGAGGGACAGGTCACAGAATCGGCAGAGGTACAAGCAGAAACTCCAGAGCAAGAACTAGACATTTTTGACTACACAGAGGTAGGCGACAAGTTCGTCAAACTCCAAGTAGATGGTCAAGAAGTAGTAGTTCCCGTTAAGGAGGCTCTTGCTGGATACCAGCGTCAAGCGGATTATACCCGTAAGACACAGGAACTCAGCGAGCAAAGAAAACAGATTGAGTATGCGTCGGCGTTACAGGAAGCCCTGCAAAACGACCCGCAAAGCACAATTCGTTTGCTTCAAGAACAGTATGGACAAGTTGCAGAACCTGAAGAGGAAGATCTGTATGTTGACCCAACTGAGAAGCATTTAAAAGAATTAGAAAAGCGTTTGATGTCTTTTGAACAACAAAGGGCAATGGACGAACTGACTAAGACAATTGATTCTTTGCAGAGTAAGTATGGTGACGATTTCAACGCAGATGAAGTAGTCGCTAAGGCACTCGCTACGGGAGCCACCGATCTAGAAGCAGTCTTTAAACAGGTTGCTTTTGACAAGGTGTATTCCAAGGCATCTGAAGCCAACAAGAAGTTGGCGGCAGAACAAGAGCGTCTTAACGCAAAACGAGGCGCATCAATTGTGTCAAGTGCTTCTACATCTAAGACGACATCGGGACCAAGTTCTGCTCAACCCAAAACCGTATTTGAAGCATTTGAAGCCGCTAAAAAGGCTTTGGGTGTTTAAAACCCACTAACTACACAGGAGAATATCATGGCTGGAAACCCAGACTTTAATGCAATACTTTCTACCACCCTTCAGAACTATCAGCCGACGCTGGTAGACAACATCTTCAAGGACCTTGTCCTTTTGGAACACCTCAACTCAAAAGGTCGTGTCCAAGTTGAAGAGGGTGGCACATCAATCGTTGAGCCTTTGCTCTACGCTGTCAACAACACTGTTGGCTCGTACAGTGGCTACGACACCATTGATCTAACCCCACAGGACGGCATCTCGGCTGCTAACTACAACTGGAAGCAAATGGCTGCTTCTATTGCTATTAGCGGTATTGAAGAAGCACAGAACCGTGGAACTGAAGCAATTATCAAGTTGCTTAACGCCAAGATTCAGCAGGCAGAAATGTCAATCAAGTCAAGCCTTAACACCATGCTTTACAGCGATGGCACGGGCAACGGTGGCAAAGACTTCAACGGTCTTGGCAACATCGTAGCAACCGCAAACAACACGGTTGGTGGCATTGACGCTTCGGCAAACACTTGGTGGAACCCATATCAGGATGTTTCGGCATCAACCCTGTCACTTGTTGACATGGGCAAGGTATACAACAACTCGTCAAAGGGTTCTGATGTTCCAGACATTATCGTCACCAACGAAGACTTGTTCTCAAAGTACGAGTCGTTGTTGACACAAAATGTCCGTTATCAGGATGTTGCGAAAGCCAACGCAGGCTTCCAAAACTTGATGTTCAAGCAAACCCCTGTGGTTTATGACCTTGCATTGGCTGCTGATACTTCAGCCGCTCCAATGTACTTCTTGAACACCAAGTACCTCAAGTTGGTTGGTATGAACGGTCACTGGTTTAACACCACAGACTTCCAGAGTGGCACTGTAGCGGGCGTTGATGCTCGTTATGCGCTGATCATGGCGTTTGGTGAACTTGTTTGTTCAAACCGTTCGCGTCAAGGATATTTGACCGCTAACGCATAATCAGTTTCGGCTGATTTCATAAATTTAGTCAGCGTCGGTACTTGCCTTCCTTCAGGTAATGTATCGGCGCTGGCTATTTTTGTTTATTTCAGGTAATGAAAACGATATATAGTAGGGAATCATTCCGATTCCTCCCAAACATGGTTTGGTAATCTGCCGAAAGGCAAGGAGTAAGTACAATCATGGCAACAGATAACAGGTTCGTTGTAGAGCGCACTAATGTGCTCGCAAGCGATGTAACACTGGGCGTTTCATACGCCGCAGTTGATGATGGCGACTTTGGTTGGTATGGAATCGCAGGTCAAACCTACGAATTCAATGCCCGCATCGCCTACTCAGCAGCAGCAGCAACTGACGGAGCAGCGTTTTCAATCACTGCTGGTGCAACCCCAACAGCCGTTGCATTCGTTTCCGAATACAACACAGATTCAACAACGGTCGTTCGTACGGCTTGTGTCGCAGTTAACACCCCAGACCACGGTTCTGCTTCGGTAGCAATCGGAACTGGTTTAAACCAAGCATTCCTCCATGGTGTAATTACGCCATCGGCGGACGGCTTCATCGCAGTTAGTGGTATTGCAGAAAACGCATCATCCATTATTGCTAAGGGTGGTCTTTCGGTTCTGACATGGAAGCGCATTGACTTCCCAGACGCACCGTAATTAAATAACAAATCTTAACCAACCGTGCCATTACTCCATTTGGTGGCACGGTTGGTTTTGTTCTGAACGAAGGAGTTTTATGAACAAGCA